CTTAATTGTTTTCTTCATAACTACTTTCTTTTGAAGGCAGTTTTTGCAGAACGTTTCACTGCCGCCTTCGTTACAAAACCTTTTTTACCTTTTGCAATTGGTTTCTTACCTGCTTTACGTCTTTTGTTTGCATAGTAATACAAACCTTTTTTTGCAACTCTGCCATCTTTGGTTCTGTGATAACCTTTTCTCATCTTTTCAAACCTTCCCTAATTTTAGAAAGCAAAGCAAAGTCTTGTTGTATCAACACTGGAACAGGAGTTGAGTGTCCTCCATGTTTTGGATGTGAATACAACCATTCCTCATCTTCTCTTTCTTTGTTGAACTGTTTCATCAACTTGTTCAACTTGTAGTCACTTGCGTTTGCAAACTTGTAAACACGGGCAACATATTCACCCAACTCTTTTAGTTCACCTGTCCAATCACAAATGTCTATTTTTTGTTTTGCCCAATATGCCTTTGACCAAGGACACACTGAAACAATTGAAGCAAAGTATTGGTTCCAATTAACCTCTACGTCCGCCTTTTTTTCCACCTTTACGGCCTCCACGTTTACCGCCTTTTTTTGCTTTGGTTTTGTGTTTTTTCATCTTGTGCATCGTATATCTCCTGTTTGTATTCTTGGAAGTAATCCATTGCTAACTTGAACCAGTGAGCATCAGTAACTTCCATTTTGTATTTTCTCTTAAGCCACTGCGGAAAAGTTTCCTTAACCTCTGAGTGCATAAGCCGTTCCTAAATCAAGCAAGTTACCAAATGCTCTTTGACGACCTGCTCGTCTATATGCATCTGCTTCCATCCTTGAAGTAAACTGATTACCTACAACATCAAATCTGTCTGCATAATCTTCGTAACCAAATTCTTTGGCCGTGTCTGCAAACACATCTGTTGGTGTGCCTTCCATTGAAACACCACTTGCTCCATACAGTGTTCTCTGTGTGCCAACAGTTCTACGCAATCTTCTTTTACGTTCAGCCATACGTTCTTCATATGCCGCCATGTCTTGTTCTGCTTGAAATTCTGTTATTGCGGCTTGTTGATTGCCCATTTGCACATTTTGATATGCTGAATACACAGTTCCTGCCGCCGCAATGTATGGGGCCGCAGTTGCTAATGCTGATCCTATTGATGTTACTGCTGGTAATATTTGTGGCATTTCATTTCCTTAATCATAATATTTATGTTCCAAATTTGACCTCTGTGGTCACTCCTAATATTGTTGTTTGCAGTGGATCTGTTGAAGTGATGCTGATGGTTGGATCTGCACTCACACCACTGATGAATAATTTTTTTGTTCCTGTAAATGGATTGATTGGTGAATTTAAACTTTGTCCACTGAATCTAAAATCAATTGCAGTGCTATCAACATTCAATGTTTGTGTGTCTTTCAAGTTAACAAGTGCAGAAACTTTTGTGATCTGTTCACCACGATATGGTTGTCCATTTACTGTGACTGGCAATGTCAATGAAGTGAATGTTGATGTATATTTTGTGCCTATATGCACATTAGAAAAGTTGTCATCTAATGTTAATGAAGCACCACTGGCAAATGTGCCTACTGCCTCATCTGCATGTAGTATACCATCTGCAACAACGTTCACTGTTTGATTAGCAAATGCAAATGCTGATCCAACTGTGTTGAATGCTGTGCCACTTGTTTTGTTTTGAAAACTGTCTAAATAAACTGTTTCTTCTGATAATCTTTCTAAATGATAACAAGTGATGCTTGAACCATCATCTTTTTTACGTGTTCTTTCAACAATGGCATATAATCTTTGTGTTGCAGGTGTTGTGTCTGAATCATTAATGGTTACAACTTTTTTAAATTTTCCATCTGTTGTTGTAAATCTACTCCAACCAGTAACTTGTTTCTCAACATTGATACCAAACACACACAATTCACCATTTGAATTAACAAGTATCACATAGTTTTGATTAGTATTTTTATAGGCTCTGAGGAATGCGATATCTTGTGGATTATCTAATATGTCATGTGCAATGATTGTGTAGTTTTTTGCGTAGAATGAATCTGAGTTAAAATCAAACACAAAGCCACGCAGTTCTCTACCATTGGCTGACACAAACAATACTTCATTGTCAACTGTTGTTGGCCTCATTGAACCTGTGCTGATGCCGTATTTGGTTTGTAATCTTATGTTGACGTTGGTTGGTGTAACTGGTGTTCCTTGCATTTCGTATTCACCACTGGTTGTAAAAATGAATAATGTTTGTTTTGAAACAAGATGTTGGATAACGTTCACATCATCTGATCCAATTGTGAATGAAAATGCTGAATCATCTGTAACTACACCTGTGGTTGATGTTGTGCCACCATCTGAAGTTACTGTTGCCACAGTTGGTTTGAAGTTGAAGAAGTCACCTGACTGTGAACCAAAAATGGTTTGTGGTTTTAATTTTGATCCACCGTATATCAATCTGTTTTGGTGAAATGAAACTGAACGTGGATATCCTTTGGAACTGCTGAATGCAGTTTGGATATATTCTGTTGAACCTACTAATGTGTCTACTTCTAAATCTTCTTCAATGTCTACAGTGATTGTTGTGCCTGACACATTTGTAATTTTTGCAAGTCCACCACTCAGTCTAATGTATTCACCTGTAGCAAAGTCTGATGTTGCATCTGCTGATGCTGTGATAGAAATGCTTGTGCCTGTTTTGGCCGCAGGATCAAGTGTGATGCCATTGTCAAAGTTTGCCATTGGCAAAAATGTGTGTGATATGGTTGCAACACTCCATGAAGTGTGTCCTGTTCTTGTGATTTTGATGGGTGAATAATCTTCATGCACCAATATCAGTGTGTCAAATGTTTGTGCAAATCTTACTTGATCAATGTTTGCAGTGGTTGTGAAACCATCCAACAATGAATTGGTTACTGTGACTGCAAATGCACCATCTTTGTAAACATGAAACTTGCCTGATTCAAACAACAACACATATTCTTGTTCAGTTGAAAACTTGAAAGGAATCAATCTTGCATGACTGTCAAAGCCTGTGTCTGCTTCCGATGATGAATCAACACCATCAATGAATTGAAAGCCTGATCTTTTTAACAATCCACCTTGTGGTAATACAAAAAAGTTTTCAATGGTTTGTGCACCTGTTTTGTAAATGTCTAAATCTTCACGTGCATCTAAATAATCACCAATCTCACCACTGGTGAATGAATTTTGAATAATCTTAACCTGTGCCATTCACTAACTCCTTGGATAAAGAACTGTGTCTGCACCGTTTCTTGCTCTGATCAATCTACCTTCATCAATTATTGAACGTGGTGGATTTTCCTGTCCATCAACAACTCTTGCTTGTTTTAGTTTGCTTTCATAATCTCTCACCAATCTGTCTTGCAGTGTGCCTACACCTGTGACTGCCTCACATATTTCATATGCCAATTTTGCTATGAGAACTTCTGTGAAGTATGGTGGAAAGTCTGCTTCTACTTTTTCTTGTATGTATTCCAAATTGATTGGAGTAAAGTTTGCGTAGATCTTGTTTTTTTCTACTGAAAAATCTTCTGACTTTTGTCCGTTGGAATTGAATATGCCTTTGATGCGAATGTAATCACCTGGCAATTGATATGCAAATTTGTATGTTTTATCTACAGGTGTTTCTGCAAGTGCGGCCAATTCTGTTTTTTGTGTGGCAAAATTCCAAAACGTATAAAACAACAATGACTTTTTGGTGTCCTCATACATGTTGGAACACACAATTGATTGTCTGTCTGTGCCATCAAATGATGTTATTGGTGTGCCACCCACTTTTAATAATGCTTGTGTTGATATTGTAAATTTTGTTGTAGCCATGCTGTGTGATCCTTATGTGTTTATTTAGCCACGAAAAAAGGGCACCATTACTGATGCCCTTTTTCTTTGTAAAGGTAGAGACAATGCCAAATTACTTTGGTTGTCACTGTTATTTATTATGCTTCAAATGAAGCAACTGCTGTTGGGTCAATAACTGTTGCACCACCTGAGAATTCAGCCGCAATTAATGTTGCTAATTTCTGTGGAACATAGTTAACCATAGTAGATATGTCTTTACCTACTGCCATACCCAATGCATTCTTTTGGAACGCATAACATTTTTTATCAGAACCTGAACCTGCTGATAGGCCAGTGTGCATGATGATGTTGAAACCAACTGCGTTTGGTAATACACCAGTTACAAGTGCTTGTGAGAAAGGACCGTCTGCTGTATTTGCCAAGTCAGAGATTGCATCGTTGAATGCTTCTGGTGAACAAACGATATATCTATCGTTCATTGCAACACCATTGTCATTGAATGCTTCTGATAGTGCAAGTAGTTTTGTTTTGTTTAATGTGTCACCAGTTGACTCTGATGCGTATGCTAATGTTGATACACCTGCATCCAACACTGAAATGATTGAATTATCATATGCTCTGTTCATTGCACCCGCAATTGACTCTGCATATGCTGATCTTAAATCAACGTTAGTTTTTAGTGCATCAAAATCATCAATATATTCTCCGACAGAATATGTGTCAATAGTTGCTGTAACTGTTGAGTGACTCATAGTGTCTGATGAACCACCAATAAATGTGCCTGAAGTAAGAGATGCTGTATTTGCAATTGAACTCAATGCTTCAATGTCTTGGTGTGAGTTTTTATTTTTGATCGCACCTGCTTTTCCTAATACTGGAAACTTGTAGGTGCTACCTGTAACGCCTCTAACTGTTCTTACTGCGCCTTGAAGTTTTGAAGACAACTGTTGTGCCTTGTGAGTAACTTCATCGCCAAACATAGTTACAAACGCATTTGATACTGTAATACTCATTTGTAATACTCCTTGTAAAGTTAAAATTAATAAGTTACTCGTTCTTAAATTATCCTTGCTGTATTGGGTCTCGAGAGATTGTCCACTTACAGTTTGGGTTTGCAAACTGACAAACTGCATGTGAGATTATCCGTTGGGGTCTCAGTAGCCTTTTGCTGTTTGTATTTATGTATGTGTTAGCAATTTTTTTTGAATGGATGCCAACGTGCTTTGCGTTTTGCGTCCTGCATGTTTTCACGTTGTGTGCCAATCTGAAGATGCTTGGGGTTACAGCATTGGGGATTGTCGCAGGTGTGTAGCACCACATTTGATTCAATGTGTTGATGGTTCTTCACACGGTAGAGCACACACGCAAGACGGTGAGCCATCCAGTGACGGTTGTGATGTATGGCAACACCGTAGCCAGAAGTGTTGCGAGCCCGTTGCCACAACCAACAGCCAGACTGTGGGTCAACTGTGATGTAAGATCGAAACCGTTGCTGTGTATAGTGCGCCACACAGTTATTTACAGTGGATCCACAGTGATTAAACAGTGATAGAATGGTGGGCAGTGTGCGTCCGATGAATGGTAAAGTTGTTTATGGCGTAAACACGTAGCAAAGGAATTTGCACACTGTGATATAATTATATGATCTGACGGTTCAAAAGAGCAACCACTTTAAGCAAAAATTGGTGAGATTATTTTCACAGTAGCCACCGTGTCCTTAATCTTGTTTTTTTTGGGTATACAAAAATAATCAGGCCACCCTTCTGCAAAAATGCACCAAAAAGATGAACAGTATTTGCTACAATAGACACGTTCACCAAAAATCTGCTGTAATATCAACGGTTTATCACTGTGGAGGATGGTGGCGTGTATGCTTGTGTGCATAACCACAACATATAGTGCCACTGTTGGCCACTGTGAGAGAGGG